GATCCATCATAGTCTGATTGATATACTGTTGTATACTATTCCCGCTAACACCAACACCAGCAGCTGTTCCAGTAATATTTTGTGTAGCTTGTCTATATGCGGTGTTGGTTAACCTTCTCTGAAAACCTTGATCATTAATTTGTTCTTCCGTCATTCCTGTGGCTATTGCTCTTTGTATAGCCAAAGATCTACTAGCTTGAGCAGCAGTATCTATCCTCTGTAGTTGATCGCCTGATACTCCATCAAATCTTTGTCTTGTAAGAATACTTCTAGCGCCTTGTCTTCTAGTTTCTCTTAATTGGGTTTCAGCAGCTGTAATAGTTTCGGCAGACATTCCAGCAACTCTCATTCTACGAATATCTGCTTCTATTACTCTTTCTGTTTCTCTATAAGTAATATTAGAATTTTTACGCAATATTAAAGCGGAGCTGCTCGAAGCAAGCCCTACATCCGTTAAAGCTTTAGCTATTAGTCGTAAATTTTCTAATACATTATCTGGAATTCTAACATTTTCTACAGTGGGATTAGCTGGACGTGCTGGTAACACTGTTGAGCCACCCCCAGCAAAAGCTTGTACAGCGCCGCCGTTATATAAACCCAAAGCTTCTGTAGCTTTTTGACGCAGAATAAAGCTGCCAACAGGCAAACTAATAGGACCTATACTATCACTAGTACCATTCCCAGCACCCTTAAAAATACCAATACCTCCACTAGAAAAACCACTTATCTTATTCCTATCAGCCTGATTAAGCTTATTAAGCTTACCATATCCTATTCTTTTTGCTAATTCTGGAGGGACGTAAGCCTCTCCGTTGGATACCATAGCAGGAACAGTACCTCCATCAGCATAACCCATAACATTCTTAAGATATGTAACAGTATTATCTTTTATAGTCGATGGGCCGGAAACAGTTCTCTTAACGTCTGTTGGAATATTCGGAGATATACCGAAATATTTGGCTGCTCCTTGTAAACCATTCGGAAAATCAAACCCCAGTCCTTTTATAGCTCCTGGACCACCAAGATTCTGAATAACTTTTTCTATCAATCCTCCTTGTATGGTACTATCAGTATTAATATTTCGAGCTGCTAATTTAGCTCCATACTGATATGTATTTACATCGCCTCTAGCATCAGCAGCAGCTATATTTCTAGAATCATCATCAACAAATAATGATCCTGAATTTAATAATCCTGCTTTGAGTTGGGCTATTTGTTGTGCAGAAACACTCGGACCGCCCAAACCACGGAATTGACTTAGAGGTATCGGTAATCCCTTACCGGCTAACCATTGTTGAACCAAATCCAATGTACTCTGCGGTCTGGCGCTAATAACTCTCATAAAAGGAATTAGATCAGGTTTAGCAGATACCAAACCGGCTAATTCCCTACCTAAATTGGATAGTCTTGCTCTTTTAAGAGCTTCTGATACTTTATTACGATCACTAAATTCTCCAAATACTGGGGTTTTTGGATCTGATAAAATTTTATCTGCTCCAAAAGCTAATGTTCTATCGAAATCTAAATTAAGTTCACGGCCCATCGAAAATTTATCTAAAACATCGGCTATCATCATTTTTTTAGATATTTTATTAGCTAATTTATCAATTCCCTTAGTTAAACTTCTTTCTAATTTTTCTGCAATTTTAGGATTCATCACGCCAGAAACCATTCGTACCGTAGCGGCCTGAGATAATAGCGGAGATTCTATCAGAACATTTTGATCAGGAAATGCTGAACCAAACATTCCGGCAGCTGCTACTTCCAAATTCTGCTGCTGTAATTTCGTAATTTGTCCTTTAGCGGCACCGGCTCTTCTATTAGATGTTATCATATACTCATGACGTATAGCATCTTGTAATGATTTGGTTCTTGCATCGGGATTTCTTACTCCCAAAATACCATAAATTTCTGCTGCACTAATGCCGACTTTTTTAGCTGTTGCATCTATACCTCCTGGCCTTCCTCTCAAAACTCGAATAATGTCTGAGCGGCTAGCTTCAGCGGCATCGGCTGCAGTTATTCCTCCACCCACTTTAAATTTTTTAACTAATCCACCTAGACTAAAAGCTTTTTGAAATACTGTTAATTTACCCAGATTTATATTTTGATTACCTTCAGACGTGGGTTTTTCGTTAACTCTACTATACGATCTATCCGCTACTCTTGCTCTAAATAGTTTGTCAATAAATATATCTTCATTTATATTATCCTGAACATTTTTTGCTTCGGCATAGCTATTACCTACGCCATCAAAATCCACCGGATAAATTTCGCTTTTGCCTCTGGTGCTCTTGAGATTTGTTCTTTTCGATAAAATCAAATAATCTTCAAAAGCCTTACCTTTAGTTCTAACATTGCCGCTATTCATTTTTCCCAAAAGATTAGCTGGTATTTTTTTAGTACGAATATCATTATCTACCATTTGCTTCGTAATATTATTACGATTAATATTTGCTATAAATCTATCTGTAGAATTAATAGCATTACCAACTCTAAATGGTTCTTCTTTGGTATTTACAACAGCTCTTTGTAATTGTTGACTTACACCTGCTGTTTTGGAAATTTCTCTTACTGTTCCTCCACTAGCATATTTATTTAAAGCTTGTAATTTATTTACTCCAATAGTTTTTACAGCACTTTTTCTCATCACAAACTCACCAGGAGTAAGTTTTGCTCGAACAGTATCTCCATCTCCTATACCAGGAACTAATCCTCCACTAGCAAATTTTATTTCTCCACCTTCTGATCTTCCTCCAGCGAATCTTTGACCCAAACCTCTAGCGCCACCGGACCCCCTAACTCCCTGAACAAATCCTGCACCAAACTGCGTAACAGCACTAACCCCTTTGAATGCTAACATAACTCCAAGTATAGGTAGAATACTTTTTACACTATCTGCTGTTTTAATTAATGCGCTTGTAACACTCAAAGCCCCTTTTACAATAGTCTGAAAACTATCACTTTTTCCGATTTCTCTAAATAATGCTAAAAACTCTTCTCTAACTTTTGATGTTTGAACTGCTAAAGACTCTTGAGCTTTAGCCGCATCTGCTGTCAAAGATCCTTGACCAGTCTGGGCAACTTTTAAAGCTTCTTGAGCAGTAGCGAACTGCTGAATAAGAGGTATAACCTTACCGATTTGTCGGAATCCACCAAGCTCTTCTACAATTCTGGAGAATTTTAAATCTCTAGGATCAAGTCTACTCAATCCTTGACTTAATGCTTCGACTGCTTTATATGCTCCTACAAATTTACCATCTAAATCTGTTAAGTTAACACCATATTCTTTTAAAGCATTAATAGTATCTTCTCTTTGAATACGTGTAAAAATAGTTCTTAAACCAGTAGCGATAGTTTCTGCGCTTTCACGAGTAGTAGCTCGTACACTAGTAAATACAGCAAGGAATTCATTCAATGCGTTAGTGCCCTCACTAACACCCTTACTAGCTGTAGCAAACACACCACCAGTACGCTGGATAGCAGTAATTAAGTCGGCAGCTTCTACAGCGAACTTGGCAGCCACGGAGTTTACAGAGCCTAACGCTTTTTCTAAATCTCCAGCACCAATACCAAACTGTCTCATCAAAGCAATACTTCCTTCTACAGTCTCATTCATGCTATCAAAAGACGGAGCAAGACTACTTAGAGCCAGTGCTTTTAATGCTCTTTCAGTGTCTCGTGCGCTCAAACCAGCCTGAGCTAGTGTACTAGAAATTTGTGTTAATTCACTAGAACCCACACCCAAATTAGTAGCTAAACTTGTAATCATTCTTTCTAGAGACTCAAGTCCTTTTACTGATTGACCGGTAACCTGTTGTAATTTTACTAATTCTCTATCATAATCTATATAAGCTTTAACTCCTTGATTAATAGCATTAACAACTCCATATACAACACCTGTAACTGTACTAAATGCTGCAAATCGTCGTATAGCCAAACCTGATTGTTTACCAAACTCTACCATTTCAGATGCTGCTATAGATGTTGACCTAGATACAGAACCCATAGATCGAGAAACTTGTGCTGTGGCTGATGATGCTGCATTTAAACTTTGAGCTAAATTACCAGCATTAACTCTATTAATAGCATTGCTTAAATTACGGATAGCATTAGCTGCATTATTTGCAGAAGTTGCTGTCTGAGTTAATGTTCTATTAAAATTTTGTAAATTAGCATTAAGTTGAGTAACATTTCTGGCAGCAGTCGGATCTAATCTAAAATTAACATTAGCATTTATAGATCCTAATTGTCGTCTAATATCAGCAGCTATTTGTGGAATATTAGACGGTCCACGCAGATTAATTTGAGCAGTTAAATTAAAACCTGATGCCATAATCTATATCCTATATTAAAAAATAAAATCCCCAAATAGAATATATCTATGTGGGGACTTTAGATAATGATTATAATTATAATAATCTTTATGAGGGTGTTTCTGAGTCAGGATTCTTGTTTTCTGTTGGCTCTGGTGAACTTTCTTCATTTGTCTTGTCTTCTTCTATAAGAACAGGATTTCCATTTTCATCCAAAAAGGGTTTGGGTTCAACAACATATTCACCATCAGCATCTACTCTATTTCCATACTTATCTATATAATTACCAGCTTCATCAATAAATCTTCCATTCTCATCTACTAGTCTACCTTCCGCATCAATCAATCTGCCTTTCTTATCTACTAATCTCAATTTATCATCAACAAATTTATATTTCTTTAAAAATTTATTTTCTGGTAAATTACTTTCATAATTATTATCCAAACCATACAGCATATTAGCCAAATTTTGAGCACCCAACAAAGCAACTTCTTCTCCAGCTCTATTTAAATACTCTTCCATGCTATTAAAATAGGGCTGTTTAGTATCATTATACACCAAGCATACACTAACTAGATAGTTAAAACGAGCATTATCAGCTTGGCCTTCAGCACTATGATTATCCAAACTTGTTCGCACACTGATTAAATCTCTTATCTCTTCGCGTACGCTCTTCATTTTAATTGCTAGGTCTTTGGCTTCATTTAAACTAAAACCTCCTTTAGCGAGTCTTTTTTCGCCATCTAATAACTCTTTTTGTAATGCGCTAAATTTAGCCTGTTTTTCATTATTCCATAATCCTTGATCTTGCAATAGATCGTCCAATTTTGCTCTTACCACACTCTTACTTTTAATAGCATCTGTAAAAGCCTGATTATATACTTTTTGAGCCTCTCTTTGATCATTTAAAGAAGGACTGCGTACCAGCATCTCCTTTTCTGTGCCGTCTATTGTTACTGTAAAAGTTTTAGTTTTCATCTCTGATCATCTCCTTCTTTATTATTTGAATCATTAAAATAAAATTTGTAGTGATATTTTTGCTTAAAATTGCGCTGTGGTCCATACAAAAAATCTGATAAATCTTTTATAGCATATCGTATTTGACGATTTCCATTATTAAGAATTTCATTTCTAGTATCCTCCCAAAGATCTTCATATTTCTCACGATTTATATTATCATTTTCCCATAAATATGCAAAGTTTTGCTCAAATTTAGCTAATGCTCCAATCATGGTTGTTTTAAATTTGGTTTCTATACTATCTATTAATTGTTCTTTATTCATATCTTTATTTCCTATTATTAATTAAATTTTGAGTGTCAGTAATAATTTGACGTTTAACATCTGGTAACTGAGAATCCTCAACAGATCCAACTTGTTTAATATAATTCATTTTTTCTTTTAATCTATTTAAACTCTCTTGTGAATTTAATGATAAAATTTCTTGAATCTCTTCTTGTTTTTGTCCAAATAAAAATACCTCATTAGCATTTTTAAGATTAGGATTAATATCATCAATAGAAGTTTGTTTTTTAGCTTTTTCTATTTTACGTTTTTGCACTATCATCCAACCGTCTAGCATATCATCATCATTTATAATCTTATCATTTGGACAATCAGGATGCTCATAAACGCTATCATACATTTGACTAAAGCTAATTAAACTACGTTGATCATCCGTCCACTCACTAACTGTTCCTGGAAAAATGCTAACATTTTTAATATTCCAATATGATCTCCAAGTATAATGTCTTGCTAATTTTCTAAAACTAGCTATAGATATATTATATTTATTAACCTCATTAACCATTTCATTAAAATAAGACAATGAACTAGGATCTGAGTCCTGGTTATCATAATTAAAAACCTGTTTGTTGTTTTTAAATAAACTATGACAGATAATAAATTCATTCTTTATAGAAGAAGCATAACCTTCTAGTGTATTAGAAGCAAATTCTATTTTAATGTTTTTAATTTTATCCAATGTATTTTTAGTATTATTTAAAGACTTTCTAATTCTATTTTGATTATCAGTATTTAGAAAATTTTGAAATAATTCTACTTTTAAATTATCGATAGATTTCTCTAGTTTTGTCATAAAATTAGCAGTATCTTTAGTCCATAGTCCTAAATTAATCAGTATATTTTCAACACTTTCTTCTCTAATCCAATCATTGTATTTTTCATCTGATAGTATCTTTTCATACAATAAATCAGCTTCATAACGTAAATTATTAGAAATTTTCCTTAATTCGTATTTTTCTTCTTTATAATAAAAAATTAAATATCCAGATAAAATTTTATATAATAAAATATCTAAAGACTCATTATTCATCCTTAGCCTGTATTGATCGTATTTCCTCTAATTCTTTTTCCTTATCTTCTAACTTTGCTCGTAATAATTCTATAACTTTTTGAGAATTATAAACATCAATATATAATTTTCCTATTACATTAAATAAATCTTCCATAATATATATATGATCCTAATTCCAGGAAAAACCCACTATCATTTTATGATATAACTATTCAATTTGACTATCAGGTATAGCTCTCTTCATCAGCAGTATTATCAATCCAACTTGTAGCAATAAATGAACCTGCACTAGTCATCTTAAATTTATTATAAGTTTGGAAACTATAGGTGATAGTAGCATTACCACCACCAGTATCTCCTCCAGTATAATTAACTGAAGTTAGTTTATTTTTATTACCTAAATCAAGAGTTAGTGTACCAGTATTAGAGCCCGTACCAGCACAAATTTGCAATGATATAGTTTTACCAACAACATTACTGTATGTTGTATTGCAACCGGTTGTGGTGCTAAAGTCATTAGCATCCACCTTATCTCCATCACTAGCATTTACTGTAAATTCTGAACGAACCTCTAATGGAAATCTTACATAACGAAAATATGGGGCCATCTGGCCAAGCTCTTGAATAGCTTCACGACCTAGATCGGAACTAATAGTTATATTCTGAACATATGGACGATTCTCACTACGACCAGCTGGAACAGGAATACCTGCCGTACCAGTAGGTAATGTAGAATTAGTATAATTAAGATTCATTCTACGTACAATACCAGGAGCGGTGGCGCTAGTTCCAGTAGCTCCTTTGTTAAATTCTCTAATATTAACACCAGCTCCGCTATTCCATACTTTACTATTACCAACCAGAGTAATTTCTTCAGTAGCATTACCATCAACAGGTAGAGTATAGCTAAAGCGACTCAAATACATGCCAGAGCATAGTACATAATTTGTAGCATTACCCGATGTAACTTCAACAGTATCCGGCCATATACCTAATCTAAAATTAACTCTATTGTTAACAAGCTCAACTAATTCTTTATTACTGTTGGTGGAACTAACACCATTAGGCCCACTCATGCACATAGCATACAATGTTGGTGTTCCATCAAGAACTTTATTTAGAGTAACCTCAACTTCTGGCACATTTTCTAAATTTTCATAAAGTTCTAATTGTCCTAACTGGAAAACAGGATTCAAAGAAAAATTAGTTGTCATTCCAACACTTTGTAATCCTTGTGGAACATACCAACCGCTACCATTATTAAATACCGATGTTCCGTCAGAGTTTTGAGGCTGTAGTGCTACGGATTGACTAGCATAATAAATTCTGTTGTTAGCTGGCATGTTATTTCTCCCAGTTTGGAAACTATATTAAACGAGTTATTTTGATAAAGTAAAACTTAAATTATGAGGTTCTAGCTAATCATACACCAATAAATACTCTTCATGGAAAAATTTCTAATGTCCAACGAACAATCCCATGATGTAGTGAACTACTAAATGACTCTAATTCTGATAAAAAACTATTTATAATATAACATTTATTCAACAAATATCCATTATTATTTATTAATTGATTATAATTTAATCTATTGGTATTAATTTCACCCTTAAAATTTAAACTATTTTTATTATTTTTGATCACTTTATTAATATCATACAACATAATTATATTATCTTTTTGTTTTAATAAAATATCTATTAAATTATTTCTTTGAGTAGAATTTTCACTAAAAATATGCAACAACATATCTTGTTGTAAAATATTAGCCGTATTACCTAACTCATGAGGTATAGAAAATGATCTGGGTACAATTTGTAACACTATAGAAGGTAATTGAATATCATTAGATAAATAATTAGATGGATTATAATTATTTTTTTCAACTTCTTTCCACCAAGCATTATCGCTACTCTTATAAATCTGAACTAATCTATAACTATAGTTCATAAAAACTTTACTACTAGCACTAACATTATTATTAAAAGTTACCCGACCTTCTGGATAGTTCAAACTATAAGAATAAGAGCCGCTGCCAGATGGCGCTGATAAAAATGTATCATTTAGATAAATCCCGCTAATACTAGTCGGACTTATATTTTTATAAGAAATACCTGTCTCATAAACCCAATCTTTTCTAGCTGCTTGCCATACTCTAGGATATGTTAGTGATGGATCTCCGCTAATTGGAATTAATTTATGATATCCTATATTAGGATTGCTCAAAGGTATAGAAACATTAATAAAAGCGCCTATCTGTAAAAAAGACCAATCTAAAAAACTTTTTACATTATCTTCTAAACTAGAAACAATATCTCTTTGACCAATATCTGATACATGATTGAACTGGCTCATATATTTTTCTCCATAGTAGTTTGTATCAAATTGGAGAGAGGTCTTTCTATTCTATCTATCGCTCGTGTTGTCCAATTATTCTTTTCAGTACCGGCAAATTCTGCTGGAACTCTCCAGCTATTATTAGATTCTACCATTATAGCATTACCAGTTCTGGAACTAGAACTAGGACCAAATTTTACATCATATTTTTTAATTATTGTTTGATTTCCATTTAATAAAAGCCATTCTAACCATGGTAAGCTATATCCTCGTAAAGTATCATCTACTATAGCACTAGCATCGTCTAATAAACCATCAAAATTTGAGCTTTCTATAGCGGTAATTGTTAACCCCCCACTCAAACCAAAACTGGTACTTTTTAAAGTATTTTTTGTAATATTAACAGTATTTGCTAATTTATTGACAATATCATCTACAGCTCCAGCATTTGGTATACCTAATTCCTCTCGTAGTCTTCCATTTTTTAGTGATAAATATTCTGGCTCTTGTTTCATAGCATCTATTAGCAGATTAATAGTTCCTGATCTGATAGACTGTATAGATTTATCAATCATATTATTAACTTCTGTTAGTAAAGCATTTAATATTAATGATTTTATAGTACTATTACCCTCTAAAAGTTTTACTGTAAAATTCATTTTACACTCCAAAGCATAAAAGCATAATTATGCTGAGCTAAACCGTAATATTTAGCATCTGATGCTTTCTGATAAGATTGTCCATGTAATACTAATTCTACAGCATTTTGTAATTTAGGTAATATATTTTTTTTACATATAACCTGAATATAATTATCGTTTAAATTAATAACATTACCTACATTAATAAAATATTTACTATCCATAATAACAGCCAAATTGATATTTTCTTCTTTTGTTATAATTCCTCCAGAGATAGTACCATTACCAGCACACACCGGGCATACTCCACCATCACTAAAAGGTTTGGGGCCAGATCCATTATAAATATTAGAGGATAACTTACTAATACTATCATATAAACAATTATTACATAGTGTTTGCTGAGATGGCGATCCTCCATACCTAAGAGTACAAGTATTTACTAAACCATTTGTCGGATCAATAATAGCATCTATAGCATCATTATATAATTGCTTAAATTCAGCACTAATAATATTAGCAAAAGGATTCATATATTTGTTATTTTTAAAATTTTATTTGTGGGCTCTATTAAAATAGTTGATTGTTCGGTATTTTTTAAAAGTAGTGGTATCCTACTATTTTCTTTTTTGATATGAATAGTATTGCTATCAACATAAATAGTATCAAGAACAAAATTAGAACTTATAACAAAAAAATTTAAAAAAAATAATTTAATATTAGTAAGTATCATTTATTATTCTTTATATGTAATTATTAATTTCCATGAATCTATAGACCCAGATGCAGATGGATCATTGTCACTAACTACTAAAGACCAAATACCGCTAGCAGGGGAATTATACAGATGATCAAAGGAGCTTAATAAGATATCATTATTATATTTAGTAGTTGATGTTTTATTATAAATTTTACATAAACCACCACTATTGATATTAGATATATAGGCATTATTAGCAGCTCGATTAGAAAACATACAACTAAATCCTGGTTGATAATTTGCTATCTTACTATTAGCAGATAACAGAACTTTATTGCCAGAAGGTGGCGACATAATAAAGATTAAATCTTGAGGATTGTTATGACGTAATCCGTTAATAGCTATTTCTACATTTTCTACTAATCTATTATCATCGACTATAATTGTGCTGGTACTCGTTCCCAAATCGGGTACTAAAGTTCCAGAGCCGTTATAAATAACACTATAAACATCTAATTTTGCGCACTCTATATCACAACTATTCTGTAATTCTGACCCAGAGGATACATCAGCACAACTGTTAAGTAGTGCTGGTATATTTCGACGTAAAATATTGATAGTGCCTGTACTAAGTCTATAATTTTTTAGTCCACTTCCGGGATATTCTTCGATTGGCTCTTGTAAATCTAAATCATAAACAGCGCTACTAAATTCATAAAGATTAGTAGTTTTAGCTGGTATCTTTAACACTATAGTACCGTCACTATTAGATACTAAACTATAATCGACCCCATCATATTTATTGGTAAAAGTATAAATATTATCAGTATCCGTTTTCCATTGTAATAAAACACAAAAATTTCTAACATCAATAGGTATATTATCTGCATCAGTATACAAAAAAGTTACTTCATAAGAAGATCCCTGTTCTATTGCAATATCATATATTGCTGCTGGCATAAAGTATCCTTTATAATAATTTTAGGAATATATATCTCGTGATCTATAAGGATTAAGTTGAATAGCTCGTGGATCAAATTTATTACCAACAAAAGGACTAAGAACAGCGCGTATAGCAGTAGCATCTTTGACATCCCAATGACTAGTTAGCTCATCATACGCTGCACAAGGACCTTTATCTAAAATAATGTTCCATGCTGCGCTCTGACCAGCCACGCTTAAACTAGCAGAACCAAGAGCCGCTCTAATACCTTCCATTGCTGCTTTGGTTCTGTAAGTACTTTGATCTATGATACAAGCGGCTTTTAAGCTAACAAGACTAATAAAAATTTCATCTTTATTTACTGTAGGATCAGGACTAATACTAGGATTAGCAACATCTACCTCATATTTATAATCTAATACAATATCGAATTGAACATATTTTGCAGCTACTGCTATAACTTGTGCTATTCTTTCATCGCTATAAGATGGTTGATCTCCAAGATCATTAATTAAAGTTCTAACAATAATAGGTATTTCTACTTGCCAAGACATATTTTTAGTTCCTAAATAAGGGAGTGATTACATTCTATAATATAATACACCTAGGGTTATAAGATCTATTTAGGTAATAAGTATATAAATAAAAAGAGCCATCATAAAGATGGCTCTTAATATGTTCAATAATATATCAGGTCATTCTATATTAGATAGCACCTAATAGTACACGACGATTATCGAGAACAGCAAAACCTAATTCTGCCCATCCATAGAATCCTGCTCTCTTCTGACGATGAAGTGTTTCATCCTCAAAGATTTGAACTTCTTCACGAACTGGCATAATAAAGCTATCTGTCTTGCGTTGATCAAGACCAACAACAATCTCGCTCTTGCTGCCCATTGTGCCGTTAAGAACATTGCTATAAAATAGCTGATATTCTTGACCAACACCTAGCTCATCAACATCATGTAGATTAACACCGAATACACGATTTAATGTGCCGTCGGCGGCTGTATAGATTTCTCTACGAGTAATCTCGTCAACCTGATCAATACCCCAGTTACGGATATCTTCCATAGCTTCTGGAGAAACGTATAGATCAGTTAGAATACCACGATTGTTACTTGCTGAATTACCGCCGGCATTTCTACGCATAACGGTCTTCATCAAACTAACAAGTCGTTTGGTGAACTGGTTGTTAGCAGCATCGCTGTCATAAACAACAATATTGCGATCAGTACCAGCAGCTAATAGAGTGTGCCATCCGTCATCATTCATCTTCTTAACAAATGAACCTTCTAGCACTTCCATAGCACGACCAACAACATCCCAACGAGCATCACGGGCATACTTTAAGAGATAATCGATGCTGGAACCAATATCATAAACTGGAACCATCACATAATCACTCTCAACATGACGTTCTGGAATATAGCCGTGATTTGGCACGGTATAAGCCACAAAGTCTTTTTCTGTTCCAGGAGCTAGGAAATCTAGTGGAAATTCTGGAGTAGCTCCTTGAGCAAGTTTGATGGGCTCAAAGATACCGTCTAGAATATCACCACTAAGAAGACCTTTTCTCAATGGAAGCTCTAGAGCTTTAGCAAATTCTGCATTAGCTGCTAGGGCAACTTCACGGTTTGGTGAACCAGAGCGAACAAGAAGATCTGTTAATTCTGGTGTTGGCTGAAATTTCTGAGTTTTAGCTGACATATTTGATTTTCTCCCTTATCAGGTGATATTGATATCTACTTTGACGTACCCATCTGCATCTTTGCCACCTAGGAATCTACCAACCTTAGTACTATTTGTACTAGTAGTAGTTAGTTTACCTACAGTGTCATAGTAAGCGTCAGCACCAGCCGATGGTGTAACGCCAGTAGCAAGAACATTTGTAACTACTTGACCTTGACGAAGAACTGTTACTTTTGAGCCTACAGGAACTTCATCACGATACCAGTTAATGTGTTGTCTTGTTAGATCAATGCTAACAACATCATTAAGTAATAGACCAGCTGGTCTGGTACCGGAGTTAACGCCTGTCGGATAAGCAACTACTGCATTACCATCGTCTAGAGCAACGCCGCTACCAGATGTGGTATGAACAACAATACCACCTCGTTCGGCGGCTGTGTCCATAAAGTATGAAACGTCTGTGTATGATTCAACACGATGTGGTTTAAGAGCCATATTAGTTTTCTCCCTATTAAATTAGTGTTTTATACCGAGTCTGCTAGAAACGAATTCTACCAATGCTGCGCGTGTTGCTTCGATAGCTGATTCAGCAGCTTCTCCGCCAATACCAAGATTAACATCAGGTGTTACCTCTGCTGTTTCAAGAACAGAAGCGTCAACCGTTTCTTCTTCAGAAGCTGTTTTCTTCATATCAACAGCTCCATCTTCTTCAACAGTTTCTTCATCCGCTGGTTTCTTTGTTTTTTTAGCGGCCAAAAGTTTAGTAATTGCAGCAAAAGCCTCGTCATCTAATGAATCAAATTGATCCACAGCGGAGGTAGCGGTGTCATTGTCAACACCAGCCTCAAGTAAAGCAGACGCTCTTTTCATTTTCTTTTCTTTTTTAGCCATCTCTTCTTCTTGTTTCTTATATGCGGCAATAGTTTCTAAAGCCGCTTCAAGTTCGGAGGCTACTTTTTTCATTTTTTCTTCGTAATCTTTTTCGCTGTCTTCTTTAGACTTTTCTGCTTCTGATTTATAAGCAGCAAAAGCTTCCTGAGCAGAAACTAGCTCTGCAATTGTCTGGTCTTTTGTGGCTAGTTCATTTTCTAGAGCAGAAACTTTGTCTTTGAGTTCGGAAGCTAAAGAATACGCTTCTTTAACAACTTCTGAGCATCCTGTCATAGCTTCTATTTTAGTTTTGAGATCTGTTACTTCTGCTTGGATAGTTTCTAAATTCATAATATTGTTCTCCACATTAAAGTTGGACTTATTATCTGATACACCTGCAATCGATAAATCTGCAAAATTTTCGTTTAAAATTTTTGTTTTATTGTTGTTGAACATATTTTTGGTAAATATTATACTATCTGGATTGGCTGGTTTATTAACAAATCCTTTACCAGAAAATGTTATACTTCTTAATACTCTACCTATTTTATAATTTTCGTGCTCTCCTTGACCACCATATGCTCTTAAGTATTTTGTTAAATAAGCTGTAGCTTCGTTTCGTGGTAAAACTTTATATTCATTTGTGCTTTTATTAATTAATCCATAATCAAAACCCTTAAAAAAACACTCCATACTAACATATTTTGTACCATCTTCTATTTCTGATATTAATTTTTCTGATCTGCTTTTCAGTTCAGGATTACTAAAACCCTTATATATAACTGAGCCAGTTAAAATATGATATTTTTCTGGTAAATCTTCTAATGATACAGAATCCTCTATAAGATCGCCATCTTCTGTAATCGGCCAATTTGCTGTTATATGGCCAATGATAGTAGCTTCATCATGCTCTAAATTGGTTGGTTTATCTTCTGGAGTATTTCTAGCTAACCACACTTCGTCTTTATCAAATATATCATCATTTTTATTCCATGAAGAACTAACTAAAATAGATTGAACATAATATAAATCATCATCATTAAAAGAGGCTAATGATTTTATATTGTTAATTTTATGCTGATCATGAAATTTGGAGGGGACAACCTCTGATGCATAAGAAATAGAAGCTTGTGCAGATAGTTTTGATTCTAGACCGTCTTTAATCTCTTGGTCGAATATTTGCATAGTATACTCCTAGTTATGTATCGTCTGAGGAAGAATACACCAAGCTATAAAAATAAGCTTTTGCTTGTTTTTGATCGTCTACTGTCAAGTCTTGATTTAAATTTATAGCTAATGTTTTTAGCCAATTTTTGTAAGCTATTATTTTTTGATGATTTTCATCTGAATCTATTTGAGCAAAAGAGCCGAGTACTGTCTCAGTATCTATTTTTGATGAGGGTTTTAGACTAAATAAAATTTTTGTTCTTGTTTCTTCTGCTTCATTAAATTCTATCGAGCTTAGACTTCTTAAATTTTTCTTATTATAAAATTCTAATAAAATAGGATTGATAACTTCATTAATTTTTTCTTGCGCTTTGGTAGCCCATAAAATTAAATGTGCTCCAGTTTGCGGCGTAAATTGACGAGGTTTTCTTTTTTCCGTATCTTTTGACATTTTGGGTCGTCCTTGTCCGGGTTGCTGTGGCAACGATTCTAACGAATCGTTTGCCGTTTTAGGTTTAATAGTATTAGGGCTCTGTGTTACTTTCATTTCTATAGCTGTTTTTTCTCCTTTTTTATTTTTTTCTAGATCTAAACCGACTTGACTAGGAGTAGCTATACCTGTTTGTAAAGCTATTTTTTTCAAACTATTCTCGGGTTGAGGATCAAACCAAGGACCAGCTTTATTTGCCATCCTATTGCTTTTCCTTTCTCTAATTTCTCTATTTAGTCTTGTTTTCTCCATATCGGGATCAAAACCGAATCTACTTTGTAATAATTCATCACTAATAAGATTACGATCAGCTAGTTGAATCAATAATGCTTTTTCTGCATCTTCATTACTAAGATCCATTCTATCAAATTCTATTTTTGCTGGATATTTAAAACCCATTGCTTTTTGTATAAGAGCTATTTCATTTTCCCAAAATTGAGTTAAAACATCTCTTCCATACTGAAGTCTTTGTGTTAAAGTTTTTAAGCTAATAAAATTATTAGTAGTACCAGCCGCACCAAACGTACCAGTTAAAGTAGGAGGAATTCCTAATCCAGCATAAACAGCATTCATATGAGGAACATATTTATTTTCACCTAGAAATTGATGAACATTTGTATTAGATTCGATTAATTCTATATCTGGTCCCCAGATTAAATCCATAGTGCCGCCACCAGTATTATTACCTAGAATTTGTGCTAATTTAGCGGTAGCTGCTTTTGTTGGAGCTATTCTGTGCTCTAAATTACCTAATTTAAAAATACGAATATTAGATACAGCACCGTCTAGCGCTGCCATATCTGCTAATTTTAATTTTTCTATAACTGTTAAATCATCCATAATAGCATAAATCATAGGATATGCCCAACTCTGCCAATCATCTTTTTTATAATGGAATACAAGAGTTTTATTAGGATCTAAAGGATATCCATGCTGAGTTTTTGCTGCTTCAATAATCTGAGGAGGTAAACTATTTACAATTTGTTTTTCAATATCATTTTTTGGAGAATTAATTTGAGTTCTTAATGAACTAGGTAATTGTAATTCATATCTTTTCTTATCAACAAAAGAAGCTAATGATCCTGCAACAACATCTACAAATACAGGATCTATAAAAGTATATTTCCATGGTATTTCTCTTTTTTCAATATTGTATTCGTCTATATCGCTAATGTTATAATCAGCTTGACCTAGACTACGATATAATTTTTCACTAACTTTTAAACTTATTTTTGCTGTACGACGATCTATTACAATATTACCACTCTTGTATAAATTATTTAAGAATCTTTCGCTTCTATCCTTACCATTAATTTTCTTAAACCATTGACGATAGAATCTTTCTATTCTTTTGTTTCTATGGCACAGACGAATACCTTGAGTGGCGAAATCACCCATAAGGTCAATAACGTTTTTAACTAATCCTATGCGCTGATAAATATCCTCTGCTCTTTGTAAAATTTGTTTTAACTTTTTAGGTACTGCTTCATCAGGCCTAAAATAGTCATAATCTGTGCGAGTAAATCCTGGACGACTACCACTCAAACCATCTAAATTAGAATAATCTAAACCATATCTTCTTAAAGCCGATGCTTTATCTACTAGTGTAAACTCATCTAAAGAAGCTGATGCTTTGGCTAAAGCTTCCTCTTTACTGGCTAAGTCTTCTCCCCATGTTACATAAGCATTCTCTGTACTG